TGTGTCGCACACATACGGTTCTTACGCCACGGCAACGCTCTCAACCAACACAGCAACCTTTACCGGCTCGCTGACAACTGGTTGGGCTTCTACATCCACGATCACAATCGCGGCTGCTACCGCCAACGCTGGCTTAAAGCAAGGCGATACCATCCAGATTGCTGGCGTGTTTGCAGTCAACCCACAAAACCGTCAGCCATACGGCGGTAATGTTCTGCGTAACTTTGTTGTGACCGCTGACGTGACGATTACTTCCGGTGGCTCCGCTTCCGTGACCGTATCGCCCGCCATCATCACGGCTGGTCAGTTCCAAAACGTATCCGTTCTGACAACTTCAGCTTCTGCAACTGTCACCCCTTTCGATAAGACCGGTAAAGTCAGCCCGCAGAACTTGGTGTTCCACAAGAACGCATTTACGTTAGCAACTGCCGACCTTGAGTTACCGGACGGTGTTCACTTTGCCGGTCGTGCGAGCGACAAGCAGTTGGGCCTCTCAATCCGCGTTGTTCGTCAATACACGATCAACAACGACTCGATCCCCACCCGCTTAGACGTTCTCTACGGTTGGGCTCCCCTCTACCCCGAACTCGCTTGCCGAGTTGCGGCTTAATTAGGAAAGGAACCTAGATCATGGCAAATCCCGGCCCAGCAAGTACCCAAACCTCCAACTACCTACTAAACGGTAGTGCAGCCGATGGTGTTCTCATCGGTATCGCTGGAGGTGAGGTTGGTTTTTACGGCGAGACCCCTGTGGTTCAAGCCGCTGCTATTACCCCGCTAGTGTCAACGACAGCCTCAACCGCTGACGTTTGCGCCCGCGTCAATAGCATCATTACTGCATTGCAAAACATTGGCATTACCGCCTAAGATGTTTTGAAGCTACGGAGAAGCCGCCCTCAAAAGGGGTGGCTTTTCTCATTTTTAGGAACCGCATGAAGCACATAATGTTGGCAATGCCCGCCTATACAGGCGTGGTTCATATGGGAACGATGCGCTCCCTGATGACGGATTGCATCACCTTAATCAAGCGTGGTGACCGGTTCACATTCGTGGATGACGTAGGTAACGCCATGATTGCCGACTGCCGAGGCGTAATAACAACCAATTTCTACCACTCCGACTGCGATGAGCTGGTCTTTATCGACTCAGACGTTGCGTGGGAGGCGGGCGCTTTGTGTAAGCTAATCGACCACCCAGTAGACTTTGTGGCTGGGGCCTACCCTGCAAGGGTCGATCCGCTAAAGTTCAATATCGGCTGGATTGAGGAGCGCCAATACCTGAGAGCTGACCCAGCTACGGGGCTTTTAGAGGTGGATCGCGTCCCCACGGGCTTTTTGAAAATCACAAAGAACTGCGTAGCCAAGATGATTGAGGCTTACCCAGAGACTTTTTATCACGATGCCGCAGTTAACAACCAGTTCTACCCCCTCTACGAATCGTTTATCGACCCGGAAAAGAAGTGGAAGTACGGCGAGGACTTTTCGTTCTGTAAGCGGTGGCGAGAGATAGGCGGTCAGGTCTGGTTAGACCCAGAAATCAACATGGGTCACATCGGTAATAAAATCTTTGAAGGACATATTGGAAATTGGCTTAAAAGTAGGATAATTTCACAACCAACATCTGAGGTGAACCATGAACCAAATCAAAATTCTTAGCCCAACCTATGCGTTGGATCTAACAACTTCTGCGTCCTCTGCGCTACAAATCATCCCAACGTCAAACACCCGCGCCTACCGCGTGGCTTTATTGAACACCGGGACGGGCAAGGCTGGCGTGACCTTTGGCACAAGTTCGACCAATATGGCTACCCCCACGATTGCGTCAACGGGTAACGCTGGGTCGCTAGTCCTACCCGGAAACATGATCTACCCAATGATTATTGACTGCGGAGCTCCGGATCTGTATCTGAAGGCTATCTCATCAGGCACTAACACCTTATACATTACGTTGGTGGCTACCGAATAAGGATTCACCATGTCGAACTCGACTGCCAATACCCAAACTACCAACATAGTACCGGTTCAGGGGACGTTTGAGCCCCTGCCTCCCTATGATTGCATAAGCCTAATTGGCCCCGCTGGAACGCCTTTTTACGCTCCCGTAAGCCCAACTTTAGACGGGGTAACGATTACCAATAGTACGATTAACAGTACAACCATTGGGGCAACGTCAGCGACCACGGGAGCGTTTACAACCGCAACAGCGACCAACGCCCCAAGCGGAAATAATGACCTGTGCAATAAAATTTATGTTGACTCTTTGGCGGTTGGTATCCAATGGAAACAACCAGTAGTAGCGGCAACCACGGTCAATATCACCCTCTCAGGCGCTCAGACTATTGACACGGTCTCCGTAGTTGCGGGTGATAGGGTTCTAGTCAAAAACCAAACAAACGCCTACGAAAACGGTATTTACATTGCCGATAGTAGTTCTTGGTCAAGAAGCACAGACGCAGATACTTGGAACGAGCTGGTCTCGGCTATTGTCTTTGTGGAGTATGGAAGTCAAGGCGGTTCGGCTTGGTATTGCTACGCCCAGCCCGGAGGTACTTTAGGGGTCACGGCGGTTCCTTGGAGCAATCTAGCGGTCTCTGGGGTGTATTACGCGGGAACAGGACTAAGTCTTGCTGGCAACACGTTTAGCATCACCAACACCGGGGTGAGCGCGGCTACTTACGGTTCAGCTTCAGCGGTTCCGGTCTTTGCGGTCAACGCCCAAGGCCAACTGACAAGCGTAACCAATACGAGCATAGCAATTGCGGCTTCTGCAATAACTTCTGGAACGATTGATTCTGCAAGAATCTCAGGCTCTTACACCGGAATTACGGCTGTTGGAACCCTGTCCGGTCTGACGGTCAGTAGCACAATTGTTGGGTCGATTTCTGGCAATGCTGCGACTGCAACATCAGCTACAAGTGCGACTACGGCAACAAATCTAGCCGGTGGTGCGTCAGGAAACATACCCTATCAAACCGGTTCGGGAGCCACTTCTTACGTTTCTACGGGTACAGATGGTCAGTATTTAGTCTTGGCAAGCGGGGTTCCAACGTGGACTTCTGTTTCAGGTGCTGGTGACGTAACTGGCCCAGCATCGTCCACGGATAACGCAATTACAAGGTTTGATGGAACAACCGGCAAAGTTATTCAAAACTCAACGATTACCCTGTCAGACGCTGGTGCGTTGCAAAACGTCAACGAGATCAACTTTGACATCACGCCAGCGTCAGTTGTGGGCGGTGCGGGTTCCCTGTCTTGGAATAGCGATGACAACGCCAAGACCTTGCAGTTAATTGGTAACAACAACGTAGAACTAAAACTTACGCAAGAAAGCTACTACCGAGTCAAGGCATCGAGCGCAATTACCAAGGGTAATGTCGTGATGCTGACCGGCACTTTAGGATCGTCCGGTGGTTTACAAGGAGCCCCAGCCACGGGCCTGACCGCGTCCACGGGGTACTACATCTTAGGTATAGCCAAAGAGTCAGCGGCGCTAAACGGCTGGATTTATGTTCAGTCCTTTGGCGAGGTCAAGGGAATTGACACCTCTGGAACACCGGTCGGTGAGACTTGGGCAAACGGTGACGTTCTGTACTACAACCCGTCAGTCACGGGCGCTCTGACCAAGAACATCCCAACAGCTCCAAACGCCAAAGTCCAAGTAGCTGCGGTGGTTCACGCGGACAACACAAACGGGATCTTATTTGTAAGACCTACGTTTGAGCCAACGCTAAACGACCTGTCAAACGTCTATGCGCCTAGCCCCTCAAACAACGACCTGATCACTTGGGATAGCACCGACAACCGCTGGGAGAGCACGGCGGCATCGAGCGTAGCCGTGGGGACTGCGACCAACCTAGCCGGTGGCGCGACAGGTTCTTTACCCTACCAATCAGGCGCTGGGGCAACGACTTTCCTAGCTGCGGGCTCTGACGGTCAGGTTCTAAAGCTGGCCTCTGGGGTTCCTACTTGGTCAAGCGATGTCTCTGGGGTCACGATTACAGACGATACGACCACCAACGCCACGCGGTACATCACGTTTTCAAACGTAACGACCGGCAACGAAACCACGTTAGACGTATCGTCTACCAAGCTCCAATTTAACCCTAGCACGGGTGCGTTAACGGCTACGAGTTTAACTCCAACCAATGCGCTTGGAGCCGCTTACGGTGGTACGGGCCTGACATCTCTTGGTACTGGTGTAGCAACTTGGCTTGGAACACCGTCATCTGCAAATCTAGCTGCGGCGGTAACAGACGAGACGGGTTCTGGCTCTTTAGTGTTTGCGACCAGCCCATCGCTGACTACTCCCAATATCGGAGCTGCGACCGCAACTAGCGTCAACGGACTGACAATTTCTAGCAGTACGGGAACCTTAACGGTAACTAACGGCAAGACCTTGTCGGTTAGCAATACGCTAACCCTTGCGGGTACGGATAGTACGACCATGACATTCCCAGCGACTAGCACCACGGTTGCGGGACTAGGAATTGCCCAGACGTTTACGGCCTCTCAACGCGGTACGGTCACAACGGACAATGACGGTTCGTTTAACATGAACGTCACCAACAACTTCAAATGCACCCCAACGGGATCATTTACCCTGACGTTTACGAACATTACTGCGGGTCAATCCGGGTTCATATTGTTGGTAAACGGCTCTAACTACACCGTATCGGCGGCAGCTACAACCAAGGTAGTAAGCGGAACCCTGACCACAATTAGCGCAACTGGAACCTATCTGTTGTCCTACTTCTCAGACGGCACTAACGTATATGTAGTCAACTCAGGAGCATTAGCTTGAGCGTCTTACCAGTAGGGTTTGGCTCTGCGGTAGCGGGCGGCTATCAGATTGAACGCAGTCTTAGGTTCAATAGCGCAGACTCAGCATATCTGAACAGGACTTTGACAACGCCAACAAATAACAAGATTTGGACTTGGAGCAGTTGGGTTAAAAAGTCATTTGTAACCTCTGATAAATATTTAGTAACAGCTAATGGTACAACCGCTTATGAATTTATAAAACTAAGTAATAGTTCTAGTGACAATTTTGAATACGCATACTGGAATGGGTCTGCTTTTGCGTATCAAATACGGTCTACTTTAGTTTTGCGTGACCCTTCAGCTTGGTATCATATTGTTGTTTCGGTTGACACTACACAAGCAACAGCCGCCAATAGAGTAAAACTATATGTAAACAATGTTGAAATTACATCTTTTTCTATTAGTTCATATCCAGCGCAAAATACTAATACTCAAATAAATTCTGCAATTGCAACTAGAATTGGCGGTGGGTTTGCAGGCAACTATTTTGATGGCTACATGACCGAAGTAAACTTCATTGACGGTCAAGCCCTAACGCCATCCTCATTCGGTGAAACAGACTCCGCAACAGGTGTATGGGAGCCTAAAGCCTTCTCTGGCACATACGGCACTAACGGGTTCTACCTCAAGTTTGCAGACAACTCAGGCACTACCAGCACAACGCTAGGCAAGGACAGTTCAGGCAACGGTAACAACTGGACACCTAATAACTTCTCTGTAACCGCTGGTGCTGGCAATGACTCCTTAGTAGATTCGCCCACGGCCTACGGAACCGATACTGGTGTTGGTGGTGAGGTGCGTGGGAATTACTGTACCTTGAATCCGCTAGATTCAAAGAACGGAACGGCTAGTAACGGAAACCTTCTTTGGACTGCAACTGCATCGCAATCAGATATTAGAGGGACATTTGCTATTCCAGCGTCTGGTAAGTGGTATATGGAATGTACTGTTGGAAGCACTACAAATGCTACTTCTGCGGTGTCGTTTGGGTTAGCAACCTCATCTGTTGCGCTTGATGCATCTAATGCAGTAACAGGTTTGTATCAACTTTATGCCTCAAGTTCTGGTTTTCTGTCATTAAACGGTACAAACGTATCTTCAAGCCTTGGAGCATGGACTGCTGGAGATGTATTGCAAATTGCGGTTGATGTAGACAACACAAAGATGTGGCTTGGAAAAAATAATACTTGGTATAACTCAAGTGGCGGCACAACCGGCAATCCATCAACTGGGGCAAATGCAACAAGCACAACATCAATGGTTGGCCTGTTCCCGTTTTCTAACTGCTATCAAAACAACGCAACTTGGAACGCAGGTCAAAGAGCCTTTGCCTACACCGCCCCCTCTGGCTTCAAAGCACTCTGCACACAGAATCTGCCTACGCCTACCATAGGTGCTACTAGCACGACACAGGCTGGGAAGTATTTTAATCCTGTGATTTACGCTGGCTCTGCTTCGCAACAGGTTATAGATTCAAACCTGAGCGTACTTGATTTAGCATGGATTAAAAATAGAACAACAGCAAGAGACCATGTTTTGGTTGATACAGTCCGTGGCGGCTCCCCGATGCTGACTTTGTATTCAAATCAAACATACGCAGAGGACAACTCTTCGCCTAATTACAACCCAACCTCCATTAGCGGTAGCAGTATTACTTTGGGTGGCGCTAAATTAGGCATCAACAATGCTGGAGAAAACTTTGTAATGTGGGGCTGGAACGCAGGCGGCTCTAACGCTACTAATACCAGCGGCACTATTACCAGCACAGTAAGAGCAAACACTACTAGCGGGTTCTCGATTGTTACTTATACCGGTAACGGTTCAACTAGTCCATATCCTACTGTTGGTCATGGCCTGGGCATAACTCCAAAGATTTACTTGGTAAAACGAAGGGGCGCTGTTGGCAATTGGGTTTTTTGGCACACTATTGTTGATAATAGTTTAGATTTTATGTATCTAAATACAACCGCAGCAAATGCTAATTCAGCCGTTGGAACAGTTCCAACAAGTACCGTGATGACTGTTGGTGGCGTAGATGCAAACGCATCCGGTTCTACCTATGTAGCCTACTGCTTTGCACCCGTGGCTGGCTATTCTGCCTTTGGTAGTTACACGGGCAATGGTTCTGCGGATGGGCCTTTTGTGTACACAGGGTTTAGGCCAAGGTACATCATGCGTAAACGCACAGACACAACGGCTTATTGGGTTGTTTTTGATACCGCTAGAAATACATACAATGTGGTTGGAGAAGATTTGTATCCCAATGACAGTTTGGCTGGTAGTAACGATTTTACAATGGACATTTTAAGCAACGGGTTCAAAATTAGAGGTAGTGGTGCAAACATAAACGCATCTAGCGGCACATACATTTACATGGCATTTGCCGAATCACCCTTTAAGTATTCTCTTGCGAGGTAATTATGTTTCAACTAAATGGTAATCCAATCTCAATCGACTCTGAACAAGTCATTGGTGGCATACGCTATCCGCACCTCAGAGACCCTGTCCTACGTGATCAGTTAGGCGTGGTAGAGGTAGCAGACCCAGAGCAGTATGACCAACGGTTTTACTGGGGCGTAGGCAATCCAAAACTTTTAAATGACCGTGAGGAAGTAGACGAAAACGGTAATCCAATGTGGGTTCAAGTGCTAGGCACAGTTGATGGTGAGCCAGCAATGGTTGACTCCTCAGAGCGTCTGGTCACCAAAGGTCTCAAGTCCCAATGGATTAGCCAGACCAAACAGACTGCGGGTTCCTTACTTGCCTCATCCGATTGGATGGTGATCCGTAAGGCAGAGCGCAACGTAGACATCCCTGCTGAAACCCAGACCTACCGAGCTAGTGTGGTTGCCGAGTGCGACCGGCTTGAGGCGGCGATTACGGCTTGCGCTACGGTCGAGGAACTGATTACGGTTGTTGGCGCACAGGATTGGCCTAATGACCACCTATAACTGGCAAATCACAGAGCTGCGGGTCGATGACGGCTTGGTCTGCCAAGTCAAATACCATTGCGAGGCTTGCGAGGACAATAAAAAGGTAGCTACTGAGGGCTACTGGAAGTTTCGTAAACCTTACCAAATAACCGATAACTTGACCGAGCATCAGGTATCGCATTGGCTAGATTTAGACGCTCAAGAAGGTGAACGACACCTAATCAAGGACAGACTTGCCGAACAACTCAAGGCACTAGACAATAGTGAAAACCGCGATCCACCGTGGAAAGTAGAGACATTTAAGGTGAAGTTATGACCCAGCCCATAGACATTATTAGCCGCGCCATGAAAGACATTGGCGCTCTAGCCGCTGGCGAGACCCCAGCCCCTGCGGAAGCCCAAGACGCTTTCGATATGCTAAACGACATGATTGACCAATGGTCAAACGAGCAGATGATGGTCTACTACAAGACCGAGATCATTTTCACCCTGACTGCGGGGCAGACCCAGTACACGATTGGCCCAACCGGTCAGGTGAACTCTACCTTTACAGGCTCCATATCAGGTAACACCCTGACGGTAAGCGCAATAGCCGAGGGCGGTATAGCCCTTGGGATGGTTATCTCAGGGTCAGGAATTACTGCGGGAACCAAGATCACAGGCTTTGGAACCGGAGCTGGCGGGAACGTCAACTACGCCGGGACGTACACGGTTAACAACACCCAGACCGTAGCTTCAACCACAATAACCGCGTACTACGAGCGCCCCCTGTCGGTGAACTCAGCCTTTGTGCGAGTAAACACTAACTCCAACGGTCAGCCCATTGTTAACGGTGGTCTTGACTACCCAGTAGCTATTCTGAACTTAGAAAACTACGAGCTGATTGGGCTTAAGACCCAGAACGGCCCGTGGCCTAAAGCCCTGTACTACCAGCCCTCCGAGGTCATGGGTACGTTCTACTTCTGGCCTAACCCGTCTCAGGGCGAGATGCACATATTCTGCGACACCATATTCCAGAGGTTTAACAGCATCAACGACACGATTGTGATCCCGCAGGGCTACCTAATGTGTCTGCGTTGGTGCTTGGCTGAAAGACTGATGCCTATGTACGGCAAGTCCAACCCCCAACAATTAGCTTTAATCAATTCTTATGCTGCGGAAGCAAAGGCCACGATTAAGAGAACCAACATGAAGCCAGCTCAATCCGCTCGGTACGATGACGTACTGGTGGTCGGTAAACGTGCGGATGCCGGTTGGATTCTGACCGGGGGCTTTCAGTAATGCCTGACTTTGGATTCGTAGGCGCGGCTTACGAAGCACCCTCGCTCACTCAAGACGCTCAGGAGTGCATCAACTTTTACCCTGAGATAGACCCTACCAAGGCCCAAGGCGAGCGCGGTATCGTTGCGCTCTACCCGACTCCGGGTCTTGAGACCGTAGCTATTTTTCCCAATCAGGAAGAAGTCCGAGGGATTAGAACCCTGTCCGGTGGGACTCAGGTCGTTGCGGTCTGCGGTGACTTTGTATACGTCTTAGAGAACGATTTGACCCCCGTCATGGTAGGTCAGATGAACACCGCCACGGGTCAGGTAGGCATTGTAGATAACGGGGTGAACGTCTACATCGTGGACGATTCCTACCGCTATACATGGTTCATTAGTAGCCCCTCATCAGCCATTTTTACCGGATCAATTAGCGGAACGACCCTGACCGTAAGCGTTATGCAAAGCGGGACTATTGCGGTCGGACAGGCTATTTTTGGTCAGGGCGTAGCTCAAAATACCGTGATTACGGCACTAGGAACAGGATCTGGCGGGGTTGGAACCTACACGGTTAGCGACTCTCAGACCGTTGCCTCGACCGCGATCAACTCTGTCGCATCACCCGCTATTGTGACCGCAAGCATTTCCGGCACAACTATGACCGTTAGCGCGGTGACCAGCGGCACTCTGAAGATAGGCCAAACGATTGAAGGCTCCGGGGTGACCGATGGAACGATTATTACGGCCTTTGGGACGGGTTCTGGGGGCGCGGGAACGTACACCGTCAGCGCCTCTCAGACGGTCTCTAGCACCACGATATACGCTATTAACTGGTCGGTTCTACCCTCCACAGACGGAGCCTTTGAGGGCGGTGGAACGGTGGATATTTCGGACAACTACTTTGTCTACAATAAGCCAAACTCTCAGCTTTGGGCGGCTTCAGACCTACTTTCCCCGATTACTGACCCCCTGTCGTTTGCCTCTAAAGACGGATCTCCAGATGACTTAGTTGCGATTATTGTCGATAGGCGGGAGGTCTACTTATTGGGTGAGATGTCCTCCGAGGCGTGGCTAGACGTTGGATCAGTCCCCTTTCCCTTTCAGAGGATTCAAGGGTCATCCACCCAACAGGGTATTGCTGCGGCCTACTCCTGTGCGCGGGTTGGTAACTCTTTTGCTTACGTCTCTAAAAACAACCGGGGAGAAGCCACCATCGTCCAAATGAACGGCTACATCCCACAGAGGATTTCAACTCACGCGGTCGAGACCACCTTGGTGGGCCAAGACGTATCGGACGCAATTGCGTGGACGTACCAGCTAGAAGGCCATGAGACCTACGTTGTAACCTTTCCCAGTATTGGGGACAACGGCCTGACTTGGGCCTATGACATCACCACAGGGCTTTGGCATAAGTGGCTCTACACCAATAACCAAGGCCAGTACGAGCGCCACCGTGGAAACTGCTGTGCATTTTTTAACCAGCAAGTATTGCTTGGTGACTATGAAAACGGCAAGTTGTATAGACTGTCTCTATCCCAGTACACCGATGACGGGCAGTTGATACGCCGCCTCAGAAGGTGTCCCCACATAACCACAGACCTCCAAAGGCAGTATTTTGCGGAGCTTCAGATCCAGTTCCAACCCGGAGTTGGACTACCCACCGGTCAGGGTCAAGACCCACAAGCGATGCTCCGCTGGTCGGATGACGGTGGCTTTACTTGGTCTAACGAGAATTGGGTCACCATAGGTAAGCAGGGCCAATACTTTACGCGGGCCATGTGGAGACGGCTTGGGTTTGCGCGGGACAGGATCTTTGAGGTGGTAATCACCGACCCAATCAAGGCGGTCATTGTGTCTGCGAACCTGAAAGCGGAAGCCGGGGATAACTGATGGCCCAACTACCCCAAAACCAAGTAATACCGACCTCCCAACTGGTCAACGATGCGGGACGGCCCACCCCTGCGTGGCAGTTATTCTTTTTGAACTTGCTGAACTTTTCCAGTAGCTCCACGGCTACGGCTGGCTCTGCGACCCTACCGGCTAACCCACGGGGGTTCATCAACGTAACAGTTAACGGGGAAGTTAAAAAAGTCCCCTACTATGACGTATGAATATGTCTGAAAATCTAATGATTGTTCGGCAAATGCAAGATCAAGACTTGTCAGCCTATATGCAACTTATGGATCAGTTCCACAAAGCCTCGCCCATGAAAAAGGTATGCGAGTTAGATTGGGAAGGGCTAAGTCAATTTTTACTGGGGGCAAAAAACAACCCAGATATGTCAGTTTTTCTTGCGGAACTAAATGGGCAAATTGTGGGAGTAACCGGAGGAATAATTTACCCATTGTACTTTTGTAGTTCTCACAAGGTCGCACAAGAGCTTTGGTGGTGGCTAACCCCGTCCGCAAGAGGTTCTGGGGCTGGGAATATGATGTTTAAGGAATTACAATCATGGGCAAAGGAACGTGGGGCAAAGACCATGTTTATGATTGCCCTAGAGGATGAACGGGCCGAAAAGATGGAAAAGGTCTATTGCAGGGCCGGTTTTGAGCCAATGGAACGGACGTTTATGAAAGGAATTATGTAATGGCTATCGCTACGGGAACCGCTCTAGCACTATCGGCGGCGGCTACGGCTGCTGGCGGCTACATGAGCGCACAGGCTGCAAAAAAAGCCGCTCAAACCACCGCTGACGCTACCAGAGAGGCGGCTCAATTACAGTACCAAGCGGGTCAACAGGCTCGCGAGGACTTAGCTCCATACAGAGAACAAGGCTATATGGCCCTCAAAGATATTGAGGGAATGAAACCTTATTTGACCCAACAGTTTGCAAGCGAAGAAGCTTTATCGCCTTACCTTGATCCGTCTATGGCGTTCCGTATGAAGTACGGGACACAGGCTACTGAAAGGCTTGCCAACGTAGGCCAAGGCGCTATATCTGGTAACACCATGCGAGGATTAACTGAGTTTGGTCAGGGTCTAGCTTCTACCGAATATGGAAACGCTTTTAATCGAGCCCAGACAGAACGAGCAAACATCTATAACACTTTAGCAAACATAGCCGGTATGGGTCAGAACGCAGTAAATACTGGAGTTCAATCTGGGCAAACGACCGCTCAAAACATTGGAACTTTGGGTGTAGGTGGGGCGCAAGCACAGGCCGCTGGAATGGTTGGCGCAGCTAACGCTTATGGCGGCGCAGCACAAAATGTTGGAAATATGATTTTCTTAAACCAGCTAATGAAACCAAACCCATCAACTGTTGCATCTAGTGGATATTCAGGCGGTTATGTGCCATCAATAGATACGATGGGAGATGGCAGGGGTACTGGTGTGTATCTTAGACGCTGAACATAACAGAGGCAAACATGGCAGATTTTGGAATTAAACCAGACATTGCATTAGGCGTAAAACCACCGGCAACAATGAGCTTGGGGGATATGTTGAATGTTGCCCGTGGCGCTCAAATGTACCAGCGGGAACAAGAACTTTTTCCTTTGCAAATACAACAACAAAGAAACATTACGAGAACCAGCGATATAGACCTGTCTGTTGCAGAGCAAAAAGATAAAGAGCGTATTGCGGTACAACGGTTTCTTACCGACCCAACAAATTTTCAAACCAATGGTCGTATTGATATAAATAAATTAAATCAAACCATTCCTTTAATGGCTCCTTTAACGGGGCGAGATGTCATCAATAACCTAACTACTTTGGCTACTGCTCAGACGCAATCAGACGAAGCCAAAACAAAAATGACCACCGGTATGCGAGAAATTGTAGGGTCGCGGTTAGGCGTTTTGGGTCGCATGGGCGTAACCAAAAAGTCAGCTTACACAGCAGAATTAGATTTATTGGCTGAACAATATAAAGATAATGAGCAAGTTAGATCATTAATAGACAGTTATAAGACACAATTAAGAGCAGTTGGAGAGGATGATCCATCGTTGCCTCAGATTGCAATTCGAGAAACCCAATCATTGCTAAAACCCACCGAACAAGAAACGGCGTTGGCTCCAAAGGTATCTCTAACGTCAACAGGCGGTACATTGACCCCAACGGTTACTACTCCGTCTGTTGGCGGTGTAACTCCCAAAATAGAAGCAAGCGGGAAACCAATTCCAATTACAGTAGGGCCAAACTTCTTAGAGCAACCAACAGGTCGGGTAGATGCGGCAAACGTACCTACTGCGTACCGATTCTCGCCAGACGGAAGGTTGCTGGGAGAGTTTCCAATTACGGAAGCACCGGCAAGAGGTGGCGCACCTATGGGTGGCGCACCGGCAACAGCAGCTCCGATGGCAGCACCAACGCCTACGGCAGGGCCGGTTCAATCACAGATGAATCAAGCCTTACAGTTGCGCCGTATTCCTCCGGGTGAAACTCCCGAAACGATGCGTAATTTGCAAGATATTCGATCAAAATCAAACGAAGCCGCTAAAGGTGTTCAAAACCAAACCTTTAACTCAAACGAAATTATTAAGTTGGCAGACCAAGCTACCACCGGTCGAGGCGCTGAAATGCTTGCAAACTTAAGCGGTGGATATGCCGCCATTCCGTTTGGTGGCGATATGGCTACTAATTTGCAACAGTTGGGCCACTATATGTCATTACAGACACAATCGTTGTCATCATCATCTGGGATGAATACTGACGCTGGCAGGGCAATTGCAGCGGAAGCGTCTGGAACGACAAGATGGACACCAGAAGCAATTAAGTCTACCGCAAGGGTAAACAGAGCGTTGGCTTTAGCAACTCAAATGTATAACAACGGATTAGAGTCTGCGATTGCAAAATCAAATGGCGATATTTTTGCTGCCCGTAAATATACTAACGATTGGTCTAATAAACTGGATATTAAAGCGTTAAAACTTTATGACGCTTTTGTAAACCAAGACACCGAGGGATTGGCTCAAAGCGTCCGCGAGTTAGGTGGCAAAGATTCTGCGGCATACAAAAAAGCCAAAACAAAGATTGATGAATTAAAACGTATGGCGGGAATGGAATGAATGATCTAGATCAAGCCGTATCCGAAGCGTTAAAGGTTTACCCTCAAGGTGCGGTCAAGCCCGGACAGGCTGACCCTTTTACAGACTTGGATTCTGCGGTTGATTTTGCTCTAAAAACAAGTACGCCATATACCAAAAAAATTAATAAGTTCCAGCAGTTTTTGCAACAAGGAGCCGCCCTTGCTGACGTAACTGTTGGAGGCATTATTCCGGGTATTGCAGGGCCGCTGACCTATGCGGCAACCAGACCTTTCACAACCGCTGAAGGCGCAAAGAAAGCAGAAGAAGCGGTCTTAGGTGTTACGGCTCAACCGTTTGGCAAGGCGTTAGGCATTACTGAGTCTCCGTACTACAAAGGTGAGGCACTTAATCAGGCCATGAATTTTGTTGCGGAAAACGCTTCAAAGGGTGCGGATTGGATCTCAAAGCAGACCGGGATGCCTAAGACTGACGTTGAAAATATGATGCAGTCACTTGGCCTTGGCGTTGGTATCAAAGCTGGGCCAGCGGTAGGCAGGGCGGCTAAGAAAGGTATAGAAAAAGTTGAGGGCGTAGTTGAGGCTGGCATAGCCAAGGCCGCGCCAGTTGTGTCTGAGGCGGCTAAAAAACTAGAGCCTTATACGCCTTTTGAAATTACCGAGGCAGCAAAACTGTTTGGCAAGAAACCACCAGTTCAACAACAGGCTATGGGGTCGGTAGGCGCGGCTGGGGCAGAACCAGCGGCAATGCGTCAAGCAACCATTGAGTCATCTCTAACAGATGCCTCGCCAGAATTAAACCAGTTTATTTTGTCTCAAGACCCAAACAATGTAAACGTAGGTGCGCTTACTGTTAAAGCTTTAGAAGAAAAGCATGGGGTGCGGTTAACAACAGGTCAGCGTTCTGGCAATACTGGGCAATACTCTAAAGAGTGGAATAACCGAGGCGGGGAAGGAAACCCACTTGGCGAGCGTTTTGGAAGCCAGCCAGCAGAACTTGCAAGGGCTGTTGACAACTCAAGGATTAGAAACGCCCCTGAGATCAATGACGTTGACCCATCATCGTTAGGCCAGCTTCAAATTAACGGGTTGGCAAATAAAGACCAAATGCGGTTAAGCGCGATTGATCAGGCATATAAAGACTTGATCAACGCAAATGGCGGTCAGTTTCCAATTGACATTACAACTTTAAATGACAACATTGTTAAGTCATTAGATAAAAATTTAAAAACTAGCCACTTATCTAGCGGAATTAGGGCAGATTTAGAACAGTTTTATAAAAACCCAACATTTGAGGCTTATGAGGCGTTACGTACAAACTTGGCAAACGAAATGCGGTCAAATCCTGACGGAAACGCCAGAGCTGCTGCATATTTAGTTCGCCAAGAAGTAGAAAATTTGCCGATATTTACAAAAGATGTTGGGTCTGCAAAAGCTATTGAATTAAAAAATAAAGCAGATTATGCAAGAAGTTTGGTAAAAGAACGGGCAGAAGTAATTAAAAACAACCCAGCATATAGGGCCGCAGTTAAAGAGTTTTCTGACCTAAAAGAAGCCTCATCACAGGGCGAAAGTTTGAACGCGGCAAAGTTTCACGACAAGTATGTTGCTAAGGCTACCCCAGAGGGGGTGCGAAGGCTGAAGTCTGAGTTGTTACCTGATGACATAGCAAACCAAGCAATTGTTGCCGCTGAGTTTGAGCGAGTTAAAAGTGCTTTGGTTAACGCATCAGAAAGCAATGTAAAGACAGAGTTTTTTGCGTCATTTATGAAAAATAACGCCAAGTTATTGCAAGAGACGATGGGGCCACAAGCGTTCAAAGACGTTCTAGAAATTGGGTTACTACGAAGCCATATTGCCAAACCGCAAGCTGGAACATTTAACTACTCAAATTCATATTCTGCGTTATTGTCAGATTTGGCAAAAACAGGTCTGTCCCAAGGATTAGAAGCAAAACTAGCTATGGAAACCGGTGGCGCATCAATACCAGCGGTTAGTTGGGCAAAGACATTAAAAGAAAAGATGAGCAAGGATGCGCTTGCGGCAGAGGCATTAGATCCTTACGGCGGCCTTGTAACTCAAAAAGTAAGTAAGCGGCAACAAGAAAAAAACAAATACAAAGCGGCGCGGGCTACTTACCAAACAGAACCAGAAATTAAACTCAAGGATATTGGGAAGGAAAAATAATGGCAGTCAATCTTTCGCCAATCGGCAACGGATTTCAGTTTTTCGATAACAATGGCGCACCGCTAAACGCCGGTAAGATTTACACCTATCAGGCTGGGTCGAGTACGCCACTTGCGACCTATACGGAAAGCTCTGGGCTTACGGCTAACGCCAACCCTATTATCTTAGGGACAAGTGGTAGACCTCCTAATGAGATATGGCTGACCGAAGGGTTCTTTTATAAGTTCATCCTCAAGGACTCATCAGACGTAACCATCCAGACCTACGATAACCTCTACGGGATTATTGGCGCAACGCCACCGGCTGCTACTCCAATCCCTGCGGGCGGTATTTTCTTGTGGTCGGGTTCTATTGGTTCTATCCCCGCGGGCTACGTCTTGTGTAACGGGTCTAACGGAACGCCAGACCTAAGAGACCGGTTTGTAGTTGGGGCTGGATCAACTTATTCGGTGGACGCGACCGGAGGTTCTGCTAACGCTATTGTTGTATCTCATACCCATACAGCTACTTCAACCGTTACTGATCCGGGTCACAACCATACTTATACAACTTCAGGTGGAGAAGGCGCAGCAGGAAACATCAAGGCTGGTGGGGCTCTTGTTGCTACTGCAAATACATCAACTGCAAATACTGGTGTAACCGTTGCAACCACGGTAGCAACCGCTGGTACGTCAGGAACCAACGCGAATCTGCCCCCGTACTACGCCCTGTGCTACATAATGAAAACCTAATATGGATTGGCAAACCGTTATCAATATTGGGTTGGGTGGTGTCTTGGCTGCGCTGGGCTGGTTTGCCCGCGAGATATGGGACTCCCTAAAAGAGTTGCGTAAGGACACCCACGAAATAGAAAAAGAACTGCGGGAGCTTTATGTCCGCAGGGATGACCTAAAAGAAGTCAGGGTCGAGATGAGCGCAAGGTTTGACAAGCTAGAGAGTTTAATTGGGTCTCTGTATGATCGCTTAAACGACAAGGCAGACAAATGAATTATGAGCGACTTAGATCCAATCATCACTACTGCGAAGGCGGCAACCAGCAGCATTAAGTCTGCTATTCAGTCTGGTCGGGAGATCAGCTCTGCGGTTGAGTCCATCCAAAACTTTGGGATGGCAGAGGTTAAGGCCCGCCACGCATTTAAGTCAGTCCGCAAAAGCCAAGAGGGTGAAATCACCATAATGACCGCCATGAGCGAGTGGCGCAGACTTGACCAGATTAGGCGCATGGAGCTTGAGGTCAGGGACTTTCTGATCCAGCAGTTTGGCGAGTTCAAGGGCTTAGAGGAATTTGAAAAGGTTAAGAAGATCAAAGAGGACATGATCTCGCGCCACGCCAAGACCAAGGACGAGCTGGGCCGAGACGTAGCCAAGATGCGGGAGTTGCAGATCATCTGCGTGGTTCTAGCGTTCATGGCGGTTACCATTTATTACATAGCCAAGGGTCACCTGTGAGCGAGCGCCAAGACACCCTAACCAAGGTCTTAAACTATGTGGACAGCCCGTTTAAGCTATTTGCGTTGATTTTGATGGCGATCCTAGCCTTTGCGGGGTACATCGTTTACGACCACCGCGACCTGATTGTTGGGACTTATAAGGAACACCAGAAGCTACCCCAGATAGCCGAGGGGCGGGTCGATGACGCGGCTACCCACCTTTTTAAGCACACTAACGCCCAAGTAGTTGCTATCTTCAAGGTCAACCCCTTGATTGGCTCGCGGGTCTTATATCGTGCTTATACCAAGGAAGGCCGTGACAAAACTATGGAAGGTTTAGACGTTGGCCTATTTACCAGCAACGCCGGTAACAACAAGGACGTTGTCGCGCTTATGGCTAACGAGATCCCTTGCGGGGAGTACAAGGCCGCGCAGTCCGAGGTGGGTCTTTGGTACATCGAAAAGGGCATGACCTTTGGGTGCAGGGTGAGCGTTCCCCCTGACCATAGCCGGTTTATAGGCCAGATTACCGTGGGCTGGGCTACACCGCCCGCCAACCTAGACCATGCAAAAACCATGTTGCAGATTGCCTCAACCATCCTAGCAAAGGAGAAAAAATGATTGGCTTAGATACCATTCTAAAAATTGGCGAGAAGGTCTTAGACCGCGTACTGCCCGACCCTGCCGCTAAAGCTGAAGCCCAGACCAAGCTTTTGGAACTAGCTCAAAAAGGTGAGCTTGCCAACCTAGAGGCTGACGTTAAAAAACTAGAGATTGAGGCTAAAGACCGGGATTCAGCTCGCGGTCGAGAGGCGGCTATGGCCTCTGCGGATGTTCACCCAATCACCAAGAACATCAACTCAATACTGAGCTTGGGGGTCATTACCCTGTCTTTTGTCCTTTTTGCAATCCTAATTTTTATTGAGGTTAAGCCAGCCGCTAAGGACATATTGATCTACATATTGGGCGTTTTATCGGCTGCGGTTACCCAGATCCTGTCCTACTACTTTGGGTCTAGCGCCGGTTCCAAAGAAAAGAGTAAACAGTTAGATGACCTACTGGAGAAGAAATGAACCTATCCGAACACTTTACCTATGACGAACTGGTGCGGTCTGAGACCGCCGAGCGTAACGGCTGGCTCAATATTCCCTCAAATGCGGAAAAAGAGAACCTGATCCGTCTCGCGGAGCTACTAGAACAGGTCAAGGCTGCGGTTGGGTGTAAACCCGTGATGATCAACTCGGCCTACCGATCCAAGCAAGTCAATGACTCCGTGGGCTCCAAGGACACCTCCCAGCACCGGCTTGGGTGCGCGGCAGACCTACGGGTTCCCGGCATGAAGCCACGGGAGGTCGTAGAGGCTTGTATAGCGGCCTCTGTGCCCTTTGACCAGATCATTTTAGAGTTTGACTCATGGACGCATATCAGCGTCCCAAATACCCCGGAAACGTCCCCACGCGGTCAGGCGTTAATCATTGACCGGCAGGGGACGAGGGCTTACAGTTAAGACGCTTTCTCTTTGCCCTTACGGGCCTTGCGACCCCCTTTTGGGGGTTCTTTTTTAGTACAGCGGGGCGCACGTTACATCGATGACAACGTCCCTAGTCACCCCTCCGACTGCCCTGCGACCGTAAATAACCACAGCCCTAGTCCTAGCCGCCTGACAGTCCTGAATGGCGTTGGCGGTCTCTAAGCGGGTCATGGCGTGGACTTCTTTATCCACGA